CGCGGTCTTGTTTCATGACCTGGCACGCGCGAATTTCCGGCAACACGAACATTGCCGGGCATTTGCCATAATGCTGGTTAAGCCCGCGATCAAACGAACTGACAATGCGCGGTAGGGTTTCATATCCGCCCGTCGCAAACATATTGTCATCCCCGCCTTCAAGATAATATCCGCCCAGCCATGGCATACCTGCTGCATCAAGCCTGCCTGTCAGCAATCGGCTGTTTTTTTCGATGCAATGAACAAAAGTAAAATCGCGGTCAGGATTCTTGTTTAGGCCCGTCATGGCGTCGACAACTTCCTTGGGGGACTTGTCTTTCCACTTATCCATCGCCTGCTGCGCCGACAAAATGATCTTGCGATGAATCCGATATGGGCGTCCCGCGCCGTCAAGCTCCAGATAAATCCCGTCAATATGCTCTGCCTCATAGGTCAGGCCGACAGCCCGCCCGCGCTGGTCACGGCGAAGGTCAGGCCACATCGATTGCATCGCAAAGGCAAAAAGGCTGCACGCCGATTGGTGCATGTTCCAGACAAAGCCGCTTTCGGGATCGTTGCGCAGCGCAAACAACCGCCCTTCCATCGCTTCCAGCCACACGCGGTTCGCACGACGATTATTCACATCTTCATCTGGAACTCTAAATTTTTGCCAACGCTGCCCCTTGGGCATGACAAAATCCTCAAAACCTGCAACGCCATCCAGCAAAGCCAAAGCCGGATAGCTATCGAAACGGCGATTGTTGGAATATTGGCCTTCCATCCGGCTCATTGTCGGAAAATGGCCTTCTTCATCGAGCAGGAGCGGTGCAATTTCAGAACGACGGGCATCGACGTTCGACCGGTTGCTTTCCATCCGGCTTTGCGCTGATTTTGCCTGTTTGATATCGATCATGTTACCGCTCCTGCTGTAATGATGTTGCGGCGGTTAAGCCGCTCCGGCTTCCGCCACGGACTTTTTAGGTGCACGAAACAGCAATGAACCACTGTTGATCCGCGCACTGCCACCGCCCGATACCGACAAAGGCGATACAAATTCGCACACCGACACGGCTTTGCCCTTGGCATCCACCAAGAACGCCGCCGCGACGCGTCGTGCCGGCGCATGTACGGGGAATTCGATTTCGGCATTCAACGTGCGACCGTTCGCGGCACCGCTGAACTTGTCCGACGAAAACGACAATGGTGGCAAATCGGTGATCAGATTGCCGTTGCTGTCTCCAAAAACGACCGTCGTTGCACGTTCGAATTCTTCGTGATCAACCTTGCTGCCCACCGATATCGGCTTGGTCTTTTTGTGCTTTATCTGCGATGGATCGGGCGTGAGCGCCTCGATCTGGCTATGCAATTCGACTAAACCGGCTTTTGATTCCTGCAAAGCCTGCAACGCCGCATCGGCGATCATAGCGGCAGTAGTTGGCTCATCTGGGCCTGGCAAGAACTCCTCATCCCGCAGATATCTTGCAAGCGGGATTAGAGAATTGGTAATATCAATCACTTCCCGCTGTGCTTCGGCCAGAGCGACATCAGAACCGTTTGCCGGTGCCCCCGCTACGTCAGCTTGCAAAGCATTTTCAATTTCGGCGGCGTTTTCTTGCTGGATGCTTGCTGGATCAACGCCAGCCTGTTTTTCGACCGCCACGATGGCATCCTGTGTTTCGGCGACAGCAGCGCCCTCAACTTTAGCTTTACTCATATCACTCACTCCTGATTATCCGCCCAATGCGGTCTTTTTGCCGGTGGATGACTCCACCCCGCCCGCGCCTGTGCGCTGGTTTTCGATTGTGCCGCGTCGGCCTGCCAAGGCATTAGCGACCACGCTGTTGCTGCGCGGCGTAGCTGTTGGTTGCGCGTAGGTTGGTTTAACTTTTGGCGTTTTTGGACGCATCAGCACGCTTGCAACAACCGACCCAACGGCTCCAAATAATGGTGCGAATGGTATTGCTGCTGCCATGTTATCCTCCTTGATGTGCAAATGGACCCGAACCGTAATTGACCTTGACACGTTGCCGCGACCGCGCACGTTCGCGCTCTGCCTGCCCCGCTTGGGCATCTTCCCAACCCTCGAACTTGGTCAGGCCAAGCACGAGATATTGGTTCGCGTCGTGAATGTGACTCCAATCGTTTTTGACCGGCTGATCTTTCCAGCGACCACCGCCGGTGCTAAATTGCGTGCGCACCATGACATAGCCGCGGTTAAAGCCTTCACGTAGCTTGCGGCACTTGTCCGAAATCACATATCCCGGCTCTGCATCGCCTTTCAGCTTTTCAGCTACCGCCTCAATACGCGGTCCAATCAGGTTTTGCTTAACCGGCGCTGGCTTCATTTTCAGCTTAACGCCAATCGCAGTTTCGTTGAATCCGGCGACGAACTTATGGATGAATGCGCGATCTTCCTGATTTTTTTCGCTGTCACCATACCAGCATGAAGGGTCGGCCCAGCCCAATTCACCCAGCTTACAACCGGCAAAATTATCGTTCCAATATTCGCCGCACTCTTGGCCAAATTCCTTGCCACCCAATTTATCGAGCACATCGTCTTTACCGGCTTTGAAAATCACCACTTCATCGACGACACGGATCTGTCCCTTCGCAGTTTTTTGCGCGAAAAGGGCGGCGGGCGTGCTGCCACCATCAAGTCCGATATAGATCGGCAAACGGCGATCGACCGCCATGTCGGCGATGCAATGACGGCTATCGTTGTAACCGGCATAGACCGGGCTTCCGTCGCGCACCGCGCCGAATTTGTTATGGATAAACCGGCGCTTGTCGCCTTCGGTCATACCGATCTGGATGCGCTCATAATATCCGACCGGCAAATTGCCGATATTTTCGGCACCGGCAGATAATCCACTTGGCTGCACATGGAACGTCACACGGAAATTGTCGCCGAAACTTGCGCGGTAGGCGTCCATTTGTTCGGGCGACAAACCGATATTCTTGTTGACGTTAAAGTCATACGTCCAGTTATCTTCGGCAGGGGCGTTCATGTCGCCGATCATGCCGGACCAGCCCCCAAGCCGTGTGCCCGGCGCGCGATATCGACCGACGCGGGGGAAGCCATATTTGAACACGTCGATGTGCAAGGTGTCCATTTCGTTCAACCACAGGCCAGTAAGCGCCATACCCTTAAACAATTCTTCGGCGGATTGATTATCGACCGCGCGGAAAAGTATTTCCAGCTCAAGCCGCATGATATCGCCATTGGCTTGCGGAATGGCGAATGACAATTTGTGGGTATTGGTCGTCTGGTTGTAATTTTCCTTGGTCTTGGGAAACCACATAAACCAATCGGCCATGACGTTGGATTGCAAATGACCATAGGTATCGCGCACCACACACCAGCGCGCACGCCGCACCCCGTCCGGGCCGGGCGGTTGCCAAATCAGCGAATTGATGATTTTTTGGAAACAGGTCGTCGTTTTGGCGGAGCCATAAGGCCCCATAATCGTTGATACCGCCGCCTTGTCCGACCGGAACGCATGCGCAACCGGCCCCACCCAATTCATTGTCAGGCCCTTGCTGGCGGCCAGCAATTCGCCATAGCGGCCTTTGGCATCCGGCTCGATATCGGCAATGTCGATTTGCGATAGCCGCTCAATAATCCGGTCAGCTTCTTGAATTTGCCGCGCTTGCTCGACCGTATTGCTCGACATATCGCGCAGCGGGCGGGCTTCGATTATTGCCTCTGCACATTGATCGAGTATCGGCCCAGTTATCAGGCTGGCCGCCATAAGCGCGTGCAGCGCATTGTCGATGAAGGGCTTAACCTTCATCGGCTATCTCGCTATAATCAGCATCCTGCACCGGCCCACCATGCGACGGCAAAAACTGCATGTTTTGCAGCTGCTCCATCGTCAATTCTGTGTCGTCCGCCATCGCCGCCAGCGCGGCGGGGTTAGTCAATCCGGCTATATTGAGGATGACGTCAGGTTTCTTGTTGATATCGACCACGATCGGTTGCTTGCCGTAGACGTATGGCGCAACATCGACCAGCGCCGATTTTTTAATTTTCATCGCCTTTTCGGCCAAGTCGCCGGGCTTCATGGCGTAGCGGCGGATTGCATCAAACACCCTGTCTGCAAGCTCACCTAGTGTATCCAGATAGTCCTGACTCGCTTTACCCTGCAAATCCTCAATTTTGGCCGTCAAGCGTTCGGCCATGTCCGTCAGTTTTTCTTCGATCTTGCTTTGCCCTGTGGCAATCACCAACATTTCAACCATTTGGTCAAGCGGCATGAACCCGATGCTGGCCAGCTCCATTACCGGGTCGCCGTGGACCTGCACGACCATCTGCGCAATTTTGCGGTTGAGCTTATTGGTGGAACCTGGACGACGCCCTGGACCGCTGCGCACTTGCCGATATGCATCTTGCGGCAACCGACCATCTTTGTCGCGCAATAAGTCAAGCTGCTCTGCTGTCGTTTCAGCGCCCAAAAAACCGGCTCCAATCACCGTTTCGCGCACCGCCGCTTCAAGGCTCGAAACTTCAGTTGACACGGTGCACCGCCCCGCATAGCATCGCGACAACGGCTACATCGGAAGGCACATGCCCAGCGACTTTACCCCTTACCCCTTTGGCATCCACGCCACTTCCACCGGAAACACCGCAGTTTTCGGCTAATTTTTGGCCAAATCGGTCCGCCCGCACCCCCGACCCCGTTTGAACGAATTGAAGTTCGCCGACCTCCGAAACCTTGTGATTGCTTGGCAAAGTGCGTGGAGCGCTTTTTTGAAATCTTGGTCCTGCGCATCCGCGACGGGTATAGCGTGCGTGCGTCGTCGCGAAAGGGGGCACCCCCCCCGCCCGATCTGGCCGCGTGATCAAGGCCACCCCGCCCTGCCCAACAGCGACCGGCCAGCGTGACGGATAACTAACGGTTAGACGACCGGAACCTTGTAACCCGCAGAAATTCTCGCTTTTCATGCTACCGTGCGACGCTGGCCATGCGACGATGCGACAGCCGACCCGCTGAAACCCGCAGAAATCCGTGCTTTCGAAGAAACGGGCCGCAACAGCCCGAGAGCTGCGCGACCCGTTCCGATATGCCAGGTCAACGACTACACCAGCACCATCGAGCGCACCAATCCGGCGCGCCGATCCCAAAAAATTCTGCCGATCCCGACAAACACCCCGACCAAACACCCATCGAGAGCGGAAACCGGAATTTCCACCCATTAGAATATTCGCCGAAGTCGGAACGCATGACGCCATAGGCCGAAGCAGTTACCAAATGAGAAACCAATCTTGCAAGCGATATCAACCGCCGTTCTAAATGTTCTATCCATAGAACGGTCTAAGTATATGTAATAGAACGTAAATCAGGCGCTTGTTCTGCGTTCTGCACGTCGCGCGCGCATAAGGCGCACACATACATACGCACATGGAGAAAATCGGCGATAGAACAGAACGATAGAACAAAACGCCAAGATATTGAAAAACAACATATAACGATAAGTCAATGCAGAACATTTAGAACACCCCCCGACCCGCAGAAACAGCCAAAAATCGGCCCAATATCTTGCTTGTTTCAACGGGTGCGGGTGCGGGTGCAGCGGCACAAAGCCATAGCGCCACGCCCCAAAACACAGCTTTGTGGCGGATAGAGAGAGAGAATGATGAAGCCGTGCGCACCGCGCGCCGGCGGCGCGCTGCACGGCTGATTGGGCGTATGAAAAAAAACCTATTGACTTGCCTTTAATAGTATCTTATTTGGTTACTAGTTACCTAAACAATCATTGGCGAAGAAAGGCCGAGATATGAAACTAGCAAAGATACAACCGACGCGACGATTCGCCTCACCTGCCGCGATGGCGGCTGCGCTGGGCACCTCGCGCTACCCGTTTCGCAGTCATGGGACGCTGGCAGACCATGCCAAGGCGCAGGCGGTGCAATCATGATGGAATTTAGCGTTTGGGGCATTGCGCCTGGAGATGAATTTGAAACACTTCTTTGCGAAGTTGTCCGTGGTGAACGCATAACCGACAAGCGACTTGCAGAGGCCGTTAAAGTTGAGGCGATTAAGCGCGGGAATAAAAATGTCCGTATAATGGAACTGGACATGGCCTGCGCAGATATAGCTGGAATGTTTAGTGCAAGCGCACCGGTGCAATCATGAGCTGCTTTATGATATCCGATGCCCACGCCGATTTTCTGGCAACCGCTTATCTGCAATTCGTTGACCATAATGCAGACCCGCAAGCCATTGGCCAAGCGATCTTGACAGAGAACGCCCGTTCATGCCGCGCGCGATATGAAGACAGGCACGGCATGGCGGACGATGGCGACGCACAGGCCGCCGCCTACGTCTATCGCCGCTGGATCGGCAACATCGCACCAGCGAACCTTAACAAAAACGCCCGCTGCGCCGCTTATCAGGCGTGTGAGCATGACGAATGGGAACAAAGCACCGCCTTTGCGCAAATTAAACAAATGATTGATGCAACGGGTGGGGGTAATTGCGACATGGACGACGACTATCCATGGGGCATTGATGAGCATCCAGAGGACGCGATGCCCATGGCCTGCGCAGATATAGCTGGAATGTTTAGTGCAAGCGCACCGGTGCAATCATGAGCGCCGCCACAACCAAAGAGCAACTGATTGCCGAACGCGACGACGCACTGGACGGCCTTGCCCGCGCCATTGCGGAGCGCGACCGGCAAATGATAGCCGCCGCCGTCAACGGCCCCCACCGCCGCGCGATGCACGTCGATCAACGCGACGCGGGCCATTTACCCCTTTTCATTGCAGCTAACGAGCCGAGGATGATCTAATGACTAAAACACTTGCAAGTTCCTGCAAAGCATGCCATATCCCGCCATGCAAGGCAAGTCGCCTTGTCGGGATTGGGAACCCGCTTATGTAGGCGCACCCAGCGCCACGGCCCTGCCTGAGGCGCTTTCTTTATGGCCGGACGTGGATGGGGCAGCGAAAGCTGCGCCGTTGCCTACAGCGGTATTTCCAACCCGCCACGCCCGGTCACCAAGCTATTGGGAAAGCTTGACCGGCAGACTGTAGGAATTGCCATGAACGATATACTAAATTTGACATTCGAGAACCAACCTGTCCGCATCGTCCTGCAGGACGGTGAACCGTGGTTCGTCGCCACCGACGTCGCTTCGATCTTGGGTTACAGCCACGGCCCACACATGGTTAGAATAATGGATGACGATGAAGCTGCTGTCCACATTATGGACACCAGCGGGCAAAACCGCGAAGTTTCTATCATTTCCGAATCGGGCCTATACAACGCGATCTTCAAGTCGCGCCGTGCGGAGGCAAAGGCGTTCCGACGCTGGGTGACGGGCACCGTATTGCCAACGATCCGCCGCACCGGATCATTTGCGTTTTCTGCAAATAAATCGTTTGTCCCCGATATGCGCCGCTCTGACGATGCCGCTTGGCTCAACGCGGGCGTTGCTGCGGTGCGAGAGGCGCGGCGCTTGTTCGGCCATGGCGTCGCGCGCGCCGTGTGGCGCGACATCGGCCTGCCTTTGCCTGAAAATGCGATGCCGGCCTTGCCCGATGGCCTCTCCGATGCCGTCAACCTATGGACCGATGGCCGCGACCGATTTACTTTTGCTGATCTTGCGGCGGGTCTGGGTCTGGGCGAACCCGACTGGCCATTGAAACGCCGTTTTTCCGACATATTGACCGCCTTGGGCTGGACGGAAAAACGCACACGGCGCGGCAATGGCTTGGTCTATGCGTGGCACCGGCCAATCGAAACCGTCAATGCGGAGGAAGCGGCATGATCCATCCCGACTTGGACTTTGCCGCTGCCGTCGCCAACGACCGCGCAGAACTGACGCACAGCCGTTTTGTCGCCGCTATCGCTTGGCTTGGCGACACATTGGAAAACATGCCTGACGACACATCGCCGCAAGGATTGGGCGGGTTATTGTCATTGCTGGCCGAAAAGGCAGAGGATGATATGGGCTAAAGCAACCGCGCCGATTGGTCCCTTGTGCCGCTTGGCCAATGGAACCGAGTCGGCGCGGACTTGTCCGTGCTGAAACGGTACCAACTGCAATCGTCGGTCGCGTCATGCTTGCTGTTAAGGAACCATTTGAGGCGGCCGACACTGACAATATCGGTGCACAGCCGCTGGCCGATGGATGTTGCCGCCTTTGTGTGCGGCCAGCTACTATCAAACAACAACCACACTTCATCGGCCATGGCCGTGAAATGCTCAATCAAAGGGTGCAGCGACGCGCGAAACCATGGCGGGTTGGTGATGATCCGCAATTCACGGCTTTGCAGCGTCAGGGCGTCCCTGCGCGGGATATAGGGGCATTGCGGCTCCAGATCGAACCGGCCATAACATTGGTGGCCATGCGCATCGAGGTGGCCGATCAACGACCCGTCACCCGCGCATGGTTCCAGATAATAGGCTTCCGGTTCCAAAAACGGCAACAACGGCATAACCGCGCGCGGATCCACCGTGGCGTAAAAATCATTCCGCCGCCGCTCCCGCGTGGTCCCCGTGGCGCGGCTAAGGGTGCTCATGTCGCAATGCTTGCGCCAATGATTGCGCCTATAAGCGCGGCAACAAGGTAAGTCAGCATTTTAAGGCTTTGCGCAATGCTTTTGAGATATTCGTCAATCATCATTCTTTACCCCCACGATTTGCAACCCACGGACTTCCATTTGCGCCGTGCTGGCGACATACACCTGCCCATTGGCACGTAACGGACAACGCGCGCCCTTCATGACATGGGCGGCATTTTCCAATGGCATCGGCAGCCAGACAATGACCCAAATATGGCTACATTCATCCGATCCGCATTGCACAACCATCGCCCTTGTGCCTTTTGGAATCGGCAAATTCAGAGTGCGGTGATCTGTCACGCTTTCTATCCTTTCGTGGAAATATTTGGGCTTGGACCGGCATCAAGTGGCGAGGTCAGCGCCAGCAGTGGACCGTGATAACCATTCCAAGCCTGCGCACGGGACCAACTCGCGCGCGGTGGGTGGTTATTCGTTATTGACGCCTGTTTTTTTATAAACATTCTGCATGGCTGGCTCGATATCAAAAGTCGCAAAAACGGGCTTGGCCGGATCGATCTTTATCAATTGTGCTTTTTCACGATAAAATGTCTCAAAGCCCATTAACAAAATGCCCTCGGCGGTCTCTTTGCTGATCGACAGCAGATATTGGCCTTTCTTGTTGCGCTTTGCCGAAAACATGCCTTTTTCATTATCGACCGTCATTGCCATTTGGCCAAACTCGTCGCCATTCCCAAACATCAACGCCAGCTTATGGTGGTCAAGCGATAGGTGCAGCGCCGCCGCCAACTTTTGGCCGATGGTCAGTTGAATATACTCGGCACCAGCCTTGCCATTTTTGCTTATGTTCATCTTGCGCGACGCCACTTTGACGCCACTGGAAAAATCAGGCGCGCCAGTATTGGCCACCTTGTTTATTAAAACGGAATACCCCATCACTCAACTCCTTCTTTACTGTTCCAAAACGATTTAAGCGGTATCGCCACGGCGTTTTCGCTGCCGCCTGGGTTGAACCGGATTTTCAGCCCGCTTATGCATCCGTCGATTTTCTGCATCGACTGTATCCATTTTCCGGCTTCCCACTGGCTGCGCGAAAACAGGTCGCAAAGGGGCGATGACGTGGGATAGGCGACCGCCAGATAGGCATTTTCGTCCTGCAACCACGCGTCTTTTATTTTGCGTTTACGGTCGATTGTTTCAAAACGGATAAGGCGCAGGCCAACGGTTTTCAGGCGTTCACGTGCTTTCTGGTCGATGCCGTGGCTTTCATTCGTTTGCGGGTCGATGATTGGCTTCAATGCCCGGTCGATCCACTGCCCAACCGTTTCCGCAGCTGCGCCATGTGCGCCTTGCAATGTCTTGGCGAGGAGGAACGGCATAACCGTTTCGGTATCGCTTAACGCCTCACCCTTGCCGACGGCTAACATCGGCAGGATCAACCGGGTCCATGCTTTTTCAGTCGGGTTTTCTGCATCTTCGGTGCGATTGCGCGGTGCGTCGTCAAACAACAGCAGATCGGCACAGGCCAACAATGTGCCAAATGTGTCGGCCCATCGTCCACTATAGCCATGGCTTGAAATTTCGCGCTTATATGTCGCCAGCGTTTCGGCAAGGCGCGGCCATTGTTGCACCATGCGGCGGTGCATTTTGCGTCCAATTTCGCGCCAATAGGCCACATCGAAACTCAACGGCGCAACCCCTTCTGGCACTTGAAGCATGTCCAGCTTTGCGACACGGTTGCGATGTTCACCCTTCAATGGCGCGTGGAGGACGCACGACAACATGAAACAGCTTTGCGCTGTAAATTCTTGCGCTTTGTGATCTTGTGACCCTCTAATGATTTTGCCGCCCGAAGACGCCTTTTTCATCAGGTTCAATATCGCAATTTGCCGCTCGCCATTATCGTCGCCCTCGGCTTCATCGAGCAGGAAAGGCAAGGTATCGTCACCCAATATCTGCCGTATTGCCGCTTCGCTGGCATCTTCGGCAAACAAGGTCCAATCGCCATGCAGCGCACGAAACAGGCTTTGTAAATAGCTTTTACCCGCAGCGGTAGGACCAGTGGCAAGCACATGGCTGCGCCACGTCAATGCACCGCAAATGTGCATCTGTGCCGAAAAACCCAAAAGCAATAATGTCGCTGCATCTTGTTCACGAAAGAACCATCGGTTGAACAATGCGCGAAGCTGCTTTCCTTCCTCGACCGTGCTGACGTTTTTGGCGGGTGCGGGCAATGTCGGCAGCGCGGGGAAATAGCTTTCCCCAACGCGGCCTGCCTTTACAACGCTTATCGGCTGATCGGTCTGTGCCCCGCGCCAGTCTGTGGCGCTGGACAACATGACCCGGTTACCCATGTGCAGTATTAACTGCGTATCGTCATCCCGCGACCGGTGGGCCCCACGGCCAAACACGCGGTTGACCGGGTTAAATATGCCCTTGGCATAGCAGGCGGACAATAAATCAACTTGCACTTCTTTTTGGTTGAACCCGTCTTTGACCGGTTCGCTTTGCCCTTTGCCCGGCTGTTTCCATTGCGGCCATCGCTCGTCCAGATATTCGCAGCCGCCAAAAAGGAGTATCAAGTCCCCTTTTTTGCAGTCGGTTTTCATGTTTATGATCTGGCTAGACGCGTCCAGCACCCAAATACTTTGCCCTTGCACACCCAAAGCAGTCACAGGACAATTTTCGGGCAAATAGCTGAACAATTGCCCTTCCTCGCGCTGCTCCTGCGACTTTGCCTTCCGCCGCCGCATATCGGGCGCGGGCTGCGGAGTCGCCGCTGCGGCGGCAACCGCCTCGATGTTGCTGGAATCGGTCAACTGTTCACCTGTGGATATCGGCAACGGACCTTCAACCCATGCAGCGGGCACGTCACGATGCCATCGGCATCGGGTTCAAATTGCGACAAATCGACCTTTTTATGAGGGCACAGCAACCGTCCATCGGGGCGTTGAATTGCGCCTGCCGGATCGGTGAACCGCGACCACATTATATGTTTTTCACTCGGCTTAAACGGCAAGGGCCAATGCAATTCAAGATTCGTGCATTTGCGCTTTTCTAAAGTGGGTTTGCGCGGGATCGGGCCGTATTTTTTCACATTACATTCACGGTCCTGATCAATTTCCGACAAAGGCGAGATGTTATATTTACGGAATAAAAAAGTTTCGCCACCGCGCCATCTCGTCTCTTTTTTAAAAGCTACGCGCTGCTGCTTACGCGTCAGAAAACGCGCGTCGATGTGATAGTGTATCGGCATAAAGCCTATTTCGGCGTCATGATGTGGTGGGCCGATCACTGGCCATGATGCAACCATTCCATGCCAATAATAACGAACGCATGGCACCAAATAATATTTCCCGACAACCGGCGGTTCGCGCAGGTCAGTGATTTTTTGCAACTTGCTCACGCTGCGCTCTCCATCTTCACACCGCGCAACACATCGTTGAAATCCTTATATTCATGCGGCGGCCATAGGATGCTGACACCGCGCACTTCGCCGTCCGTCGTCATTTGTTGGTCGGCTTGCTCTTGTTGCAATGCGATGCACGCTTCCAATGCGGCAACCGCATCGCGCGGCTTGTCGGGCTGGCGCTTGTCCCATTGCCCGACGATGACAAGTTCGCCCGCTTGGGCTGGCAATATCAACGACCCAATTTTATCCAGCGTCCCCGCCGCCAATACGCGGCGCGTTGGATCCACCATTGCGATGGTGAGCGCATCTTCAATCCCCTCGCTGACATAGACGGGCGTGCCCGCGTCGATATCGCGCAGCGTCTTTGTGCAACTGCCTTTATGGATCGGCATGGCCGCGCCTTTGAACCCACCTAAAATCGTCTTTGGTGTATCAAGATTGGCTTTCACCCAACCTTTGCCCGTATGCTCCAAAAACGTGCGGTGCGTGGCGATATGCTTGCCATCGATGCCGATTATTGCGGTGACGACGGCGGGGATATTGCGCCGTAATTCGGCGTTCCAGCAATCATGCCGATATCGGATTGCGCCCGGCAACTTACCTAATTTGCTAAAATCAATGTGGCGACCCTCAAAATATTTCTGCGCGGGCGTGTCCTTCATCGGCGCGGCAAATTGCCATAGGCCGCGCGCCGACTCCTGCTTTTGCTTGGCCGCTTCTTCTTCGCTGCGCTGGCGTTCAATGCGGCGCTGCTCGACCTCGGCGCGGTTGGCCGGCGTATCAAACGAAATCCCTGCATCGGCCTCAAGCATCCGCAGCGCGGCGATAAACGTCATGCTTTTGCGCTCAATCACATATTTGATCACATCGCCGTTCCAGCCACAGCCAAAACATTGCGCAAATTGCTTGGCGTCATTGATCATGAAACTGCCTGTGCGCTCACCGTGGAACGGGCAACATGCTTCTTGTTCGCTGCCCTTCTTGGTTAGTTTCAGGTCGATGCCGACAATAGACGACATCGGCACGCGGTCCTTGACCGCCCGTGCGCGCGCCTGAATGTCTGTGGTCCCCACCTTCATGATCCAAACCTATGCTGTTGTTACAGCATGGCGGACATCCACGGCGAATACAGCTTCGCCATGAATGCCCGCGTCATTGGCCCGGCGCTCACCCGAAACGTGGGAAAACGGGTCGCCGGACCCATGATTGGTTGCAGGGGTCGGACTCGAACCGACGACCTCTTGGGTATGAACCAAGCAAGCTACCGCTGCTCCACCCTGCAATCTGTGAAATATTTCAGATATCGACTTGACCTTATGCCGCTCGGTCCCGCGTTTGCTGCCGTCAGGGCCATAAAGTTCGGGACAAGCGCCAAGCACCTGCGCGCGCCGCTTACGCGTTTCCCATCCTTTGATCGAAGCGGCGCGGCTATCACGCACGGTCGGGGCCTCCGGCATCCGAAATCGGCAGCAAATGGCAAGGCGGCAGGCCAATGCGGAAATCGCCGATGAACAACTGCACCTCGCCCTTATTCTCGTTCCACACGATCTGGATATCGATATCGGCTTTCATGCTACCTTCTCCATAATCTGAAATAACTGGCGCGGGCATTTGCCGTGCGTGCATCCTTGCACAACCGGGTCACGCAACCGTCGTTCGCATGTCGCGCACAGCAACGGGCCATCGACGGTTTCAAACCAATCGTGTCGATCCACAATATCATCATCATGCAATTTGTTGATGATAGCTTTGGACGGGAAGGCAATTAAGCCTGTCTCCCATTTATAAACCCTTTGCTTGTTAACGCCGAAACGCGCACCAAACTGGGCCTGCGTCAAACCGAATGCCTCACGGAACGCTTTGATCTTGTGTGCTGCTAAACTAATCATGCTTGTCAGTAACCACATAAGATACTATGTGGCAATAACAAATTTCACTGAATTACCAATTTTGGATTTTTAAGATGACTGCACATATTGTAAAATTTCCCTCGATGGCACGAAAAACCTTATCCGATTATCCGAACCGTGTGCGCTTTTGGCGTGATCAGGTCGGATTGAAACAAGAAGAGCTTGGAAAGCTTGTTGGTCTCAGCAAGGTGCAGATTTCTCGCATTGAACTGGGACAACGCGACTTAAACTTTGGTTATGCGCGGCGGATTGCGGCTGCATTGGGCGTTGCGACCGCTGACCTATTGACCGAATTGGATAATCCGGTTGCTGCCGATCCAAAGCTGAGCGAAATTAATAAGAATTACCGCCTGGCAACTGACGAAGGCCGCAATACGATTGCTGCCGTGGCGCAAAGCAGCGCACAATTCCGCGCTGGACCAAAAATACTCCCTTTCGCCGTCTGATAAAGCCCAACTGACCGCCCAAAATTTTCGGCCGCGCTGCGCAATCTGTGCAGCGCGGCTTTTTTGTGTCGCATATCGCCAGTATCTCCTGTGGTAATTTTTTTGTTGCACTCGGTATCTTATATGGTTACTATTTAAAGCGACCGAGTTACCAGGAGACTTCAATGCAACCAAATAATAATTTTCACTTGGCGCACGACGGCAGCAACATATTGCCG